GACACCGGCCACCCCTCGCAAGAGGCCCCGGAACGCTTGCGGCCACCCTGCACGACTGCGGCTCCAAACCTCCCTCAACCTCTTGAAAGGAACTGATCATGGCTATCGAAGCCGCAATGATTCAGTAAAACTTTGCTGAATAACCTGGACTGAATAACGGGAAAGTCGTAAGACTAACCCGACGGAAGGTTTCTCACCCACAACACAACGGGCAGAGATTGTGAATGAAACGCTTATAAAGTATCTAGCTGGATTGCTGGATGCTGATGGTTCCCTAAGTTTCTCATTTAAAGCTGACACGAACAACCCCGGTGTCAACTTTGTGGGACTTAACCTGAAACTGGATTCGTCAGTCGCGGTAGACCTCAACGATTTTGTTGACAGCCTGCCATCGCTGACGGGCATGGGCACGTTCTATCGCTCAGGGCCGAAGATGCAGTTCAAGTCATGGCTTGTGACAAAGCGCGCCGAGTTGGAGATGATCCTGCCGCGCCTGATCAAGCACATGGTCATCAAGGCAAAGCATTGGGATTGGTTGCTGGGAATGTGGCGCGGGCTTCGCGTCAACAGCAAGACGGTCACCGATGCGGAGCGCGATGAATTACGGGAAGCGTCAAGATACTCGCGACGGTCAAATGTTGGGCCATTGAAGCCGAAGAACCATCCCACATGGGCATGGCTCGCCGGATACCTCGATGGCGATGGCACCTACTCGTACAGGTTGAACCCCGGCACCAATAGCTGGGCGATCAATGTCAGTGCGGTAGCACACGTCAACGACATCCACGTGCTTGAATTTCTTCAGAATGCGTTCGGCGGCCATATCTACGGCCAAGGACAGGCTGAGGATGTCAAGATTTGGCGTAGGCCAATGGGATATCAAAACAGAAGTTTTGCTCTCTCGTTCCTGCCCAATCTGACCAAGCACTCCCGGCTGAAGCGGCACAAGATTGAAGCGATCATTCACCACCACCGGCAACGACTGAGTGTCCAGGGCGTCAAGGCGCAAGCGACAGTCTGATACGTCTTAACTGGCGTATTCGATCGAAGAGAATTCGTTGGAGCTTTCGAGCAGCGCGTGAGCCTGCTCAAGGCTATGACGACCAAGGAAGCAGTGATCAGTGGCAACCAGGCCACGTTCCTCGTTTCCGGCTCCGGTACTGACACCGCAGTCACCCGTGGCACCAACGGGCAGATCCCGTATGGCAACCCCACGAACAACCAGAACACGGCCACCCTCGTGGAAAAGCACGCGGGCTATGAACTGACCGGGTTCAACATCTTCGCCTCGCAGGGCGACCAGAAGCGCATCATGCAGAATGCGTCGATGGCGGTCATCAACCGCGACATCGATCTCACGCTGCTTGCTGAGCTTGCCAACGCTACCCAGGATTATCCTTCGACGGCGCAGACCGCATCGTTGCAGATGGTTGCTGGCGCGCAGGCCATCCTGGGCAATGCGGATATTCCGGTGGAAGACGAGAACAACATGTTCGCGATCATCTCCCCGGCGTTCCGTGGCTACCTCCTGCAGACGACAGAGTTCGCCAATGGCGACTACGTGGACGTGAAGCCTTTCGGTGGTCCTGCTCGAAGGATGTTCCGCTGGATGGGCATCAACTGGGCGGTCTCCAGCCGCGTCACCGGCCTCGGAACCTCGGCGGAAATCTGCTATCTCTTCCATCGCGACGCCATCGGCTACGCGGTGAACGTTGGCGAGGAAAAGATCGCCATCGGTTACGACGAGAAGCAGGATACGTCCTGGACCCGCGCGACCGTCTTCCACGGAGCAAAAATCCTCCAGAACACCGGCATCGTGAAATGGACTCACGACGGCTCGGCGTTCGTTGCCACGTAAGGAGAACGGACAATGGCATACGTTCCTGACAACCTCGCAATGGTGGTCAATCCGGTGGGTGGTGGCGTGATCCCTCGCGTCTTCATCTACCAGACGACTTCCGATGCTGACGCCACGATCGTGGGCGCCGGCTACTTCTCGGATGGCGTGACCAAGGGCATGCGTGTTGGCGATCTCGTTGAGGTCGTCGCCACGACTGGCCCGAAGTACAAGAAGTACCAGGTCGCATCGGTCTCCGGTGCGGCTGCGACTGTCGCGGCCCCGACCGCGATCACTTGATGACGCAGCTCTGCGGCTTCGGCTGCGGCGTTGCCTCCGCTTAGCGGTCGAGGGGGCTGGCCAGATTGCGCTGGCCCCCGAACCGCTCCCAACCCATGAGGCACACATGAAAATCCCAGCGAATACGGCGCTCAATAGCGCCGACTTTACACGCACGCTTCGTCGCATGGTTGTCCCCAATTCCATGACGATGGAAGAGGTTTCCATCCCCGGCAACTGGGCGAACGTCTTTTCCAAGCTCAAGGCCCATGACGAAGTGATCGTCACGCCCGAGGATCTTTCCTGGCGCCTGCATCTGCTGGTCACTGAGACCGGCGTCGGCTGGGTCAAGACCGCGCTCCTGCATGCGATCGATCTGACCAAGGGCATCGCCAAGCAGCCCGTCGTCGAGCTTCCCGGCGATGTTCCAGAGGACGCGCCTGCTGCTCCCGAAGGCTACGTGGTAAACTTCGCCCCCGCCCACAAGTGGCGCGTCATGACCAATGACCCGCATCTGGTGGTGAGCAAGGATCACAAGACCCGAGCCGAAGCCATCCAGGCGGCCATCGCGCACTCCAAGAAGGCTTCCGGTCTCGCCGCATGACAACGATCGCATTTCGTTGGGGTGTACTGGCGTCGGACAGCATGAGCAACAATTCGGGCTGGATCAATCCATATCCGGCCGAGAAGCTGTTTCGCCTGCCTGACGGCACCGTTGCCGGTCTTTGCGGTGTTCTCTCCGAGGCCACCAAGTTCGTGCAATGGCTGCAAGAGGGCGAGGTCGGCGATCCTCCGGGGCTAAGCGAGGGCGCCGTTATCCGCCTTCGCAAGGACGGCACGCTCACGATCTATGAGGCCGGCGCATCGTTCGACATCAAGACGGAGTTCGCCGCATGGGGCTCGGGCGCTCCGGTGGCGAATGCAGCGATGTACATGGGCGCCGACGCGGCCAAGGCCATAGAGGTCGCCTCCAAGCTCGATGATCGTACAGGCGGCCAGATCGTTACCATGAAGTGCGAGATCTGAATGGCCACGAAACTCGGAATCTACAAGGCGGCCCTGCGCTATCTTGGCAACGCGGCTGGCGTGGCAAGCCTCACAGAGGCAAGCCCGGCCCGCTATGCGCTCGATGATGCATGGCAGGAATCCGGCGAGTACATGCTCGCCAAGGGCCTGTGGAACTTCGCCATCCGCGCTTCCGAGTTCCAGCATGATGAGGATGTCGAGCCGCTGTTCGGCTATCAGTATGCATTCTCCAAGCCAGATGATTGGGTGCGCACCGTCTCGATCTCCAGCGACCCGGCATTCCAGGTCGGGTTCGAGGACTATAACGATGAGACCGACTATTGGTACGCCAATGTCGATCCGATCTATGTCCGCTACGTCTCCAACGACGACGACTACGGATGGAACATCGGCAAGTGGCGCCAGCCATTCGCCCAGGCCTTCGCGGCCTATCTGGCGTTCCAGTGCGTGCTTCCCATCTCGTCGGACAAGGGATCGCGCAACGACCTGTTCAATCTCTCCAAGGCCCTACTCACAGAAGCCAAGACGCTCGATGCCGTCGATGACAAGGTAGACTATTCGCCGGCTGGCAGGCTGGTGAGTTCCCGCCTTCGTCGTGGCTCGCTCTCCGGGACTCGGCGCGGTCTCTGATGCCGAAGCTTAACGTCTACCTCCAGCATTTTTGCGTTGGCGTGCAGGACAAGAAGCACTTGCCGCGCGTCGATCTGGAACGCATGCGGCTTGCTGCGGAGGCGCAGACCAATCTGCTGCCCCTGACCAGCGGGCCCGCGTTCATGCGGCCTGGCCTGCAATACCTCTCGACCACGGACAGCAACCATATCTGCCGCGTGAAGGAGTTCATCTTCGGCGCTACCGATGCCGCGCTGATGGAATTCACCGATCAGCTTATGCGCGTACGCGTCAATGACACGTTGGTGACGCGTCCTACCGTCACGGCAGCGGTCACCAGTGGCGATTTCTCGGCGTCTACTGGCTGGGCCCTGACGGCAACTGCTGGCGCAACGAGCA